TTCTCGTTTTATTAAAGCTGAAGATTTAGTCGTTCCGTATACTGCTACGGATTTACATACTACTCCTCGTATTACGCACGTTATCAAGATGACTGAAAACGATATGCGTAAATTACAACTTAGCGGTTTCTATCGTGACTTAGATATGATGAATCCTGGGTATGCCCCAGATGAAAACGCAGTACAAGAAAAGATAGACGAGATAGAAGGAGTAAGTAGAACAGGTAATTCTGAACAATATACTTTGTTAGAGTGCCATGTTGAATTAGATATCGAAGGGTTTGAACATACAGACGCTTCAGGAGAACCAACAGGATTAGCACTGCCTTATATCGTAACGATTTGTCAAGACAACAATAAAGTTTTAGCGATTAGACAAAACTATATTGAAAACGATCCGATGCGTAAAAAGATTGAATATTTTACGCATTATAAATTTTTACCAGGATTAGGGTTCTATGGGTTTGGTTTAATCCATATGATCGGTGGTGTAACTAAATCAGCTACCGCAATCCTTAGACAGTTGATTGATGCAGGAACGCTTTCTAATTTACCTGCTGGGTTTAAATCAAGGGGTTTAAATATTCAACGAGCGGACGATCCTGTACAACCAGGAGAGTGGCGTGATGTCGATGCTCCAGGTGGTAGTCTTAGAGATTCGTTTTTACCGTTACCATATAAAGAGCCTAGTGCTACATTAGCTCAGTTGATGGGTGTTTTAGTTGAATCGGGTCAACGGTTTGCTGCTGTTATGGATCAACAGACAGGGGACGGTAATAGTCAAGCCCCTGTAGGTACGACTGTTGCGTTATTAGAGAAAGGTCAAAAAGTTATATCGTCAATCCATAAACGATTGCATTATGCACAACGTACTGAGTTTTCAATCTTAAAAAGATTATTCGGTGAATATCTTCCTCCTGAGTATCCGTATCAAGTACAAGGTGCGCAACAAACAGTTTTTTCAGAAGATTTTAACAACAGTGTAGATGTTGTTCCTGTTTGCGACCCAAATATATTCAGTACTACGCAAAGAATTATATTAGCGCAGACACAGTTGCAATTAGCACAAAGTGCCCCGCAAATCCATAATATGAAAGAAGCGTATCGTAAAATGTATATCGCTCTAAATATCAAAGATATTAACGATATTCTATTACCTGATATGGCTCCTGCTCCGAAAGATCCTGTACAAGAAAACATGGATGCTTTGATGAGTGTTCCGTTACAAGCATTTATGCAACAAAACCATGATGCACATATTCAAGCGCATATGGCGTTTATGCAAAGCCCACAAGTACAACAGAATCCTCAAGCTATGGCTGCTTTACAAGCACACATACAACAACATATGGCGATGAAATATCGTATACAAGTTGAACAGATTCTTGCAGAACAAGGTATACAACTACCACAACCTGGACCAGATGGTCAGATGCCTCAGCTACCACCAGAAATGGAAAGCCAGTTGGCTATGGCTGCAGCACAAGCTACTCAACAAATTACGGGTCAAGAACAAGCTCTTGCTCAAGCGATGGCAATGCAACAACAAGATCCGAACCGTCAGATGTTCCAAGAGCAAATGGAACTTGAGTTCGAGAAATTAAGGCAGCGTGATCGTGAATCAGAACGTAGAACGCAAGTCGACAGAGAACGTATAGAATCTCAAGAACAACAAACGGATGTGCGTATAGCAGCAGAACTACAAGAAGCTGAAATGCGTAACGAACGTGATGTAGATTCTAATTTAACTGAGATTGCGAAAGTAGTTCGTGAGTCAAGAGAACAGGAGTAGATGTCTTACTTAATAAGTAATATCCCACATTTTAATGCATGGGTTCGTAAAGAATTTACACACAATCATTTAGACTACCACGGAGAGTATTTACACGCAGTTGTTTTTGCTGTAAATACCATCCCTGATAGATGTTTATCATTCCAAGTAGTTTTTACTGGATATGAACTTGGCGAGGAGGAGGACGCAGAAAACGTACACGGTGGGGCAATGTGGGCTAGAATGCCAATAACTTCACTAGTTGCAGATGCTGTATTAGAAGAAATGCCGGAGCCGATGCCGACACATTTAGCACAACCTTGGGACTGCAGTTCTTACGATCATGCGGTCATCAAGATGGATCGTGTTTCTTCTAGTCCTTGGCTTTGTAAAATAGATAATGAGTTTCATACAGGACGTTATCTATTTACAGTAGATTACACTGGTAATGATATTGCTGACGATCCAGCGCAGCATAAACAAAGCCATGTAATAGAACTCACGAATGCAGGCAAGTGGACGGGTAATATTGTAGCGTTACCTAACAATCGTGTAAGAGCGACGAATCCTGCATTGTGGGAAACAGGATCAGGTGCTCCTGATTTCTACCCCAGTCAACATGTGCATAGCGCAGAGATTGACGATAGCTACATGGATCCGAAAGTAACTTTTAATAATCTGTATTCAGAAGGAGAGGATTAATGCCTGGAATGAAGAAAAAAGGTCGAAAAAAGATGCCTAAGATGGGCGGTAAAATGATGGGCGGTGGAGCTACTAAGAAAAATAAAAAGATGCCTAAGATGGGCGGTAGCTACAAGCGCGGTGGAAAAGTATCCAGAAGTCGGAGCAAGAAGTGAGAAACTTTCGCGAAAGTGAACTTCCATACCCTTCTCCTAAAACTCAAAAGCCTGGGATTATGCCAACTATTCCAGAACCCTCTAACGAAGGTTTTGCGAAGCCTACAGCTTTGAAAGAAAAGACTGTAAACATTCCAGGAAAGAAAGTTAGGACGAAAGGTACTGGAGCAGCGACTAAAGGATTAGATTTTATTAGTTATATCAACTAATGGATTTTATTCAATATTCGGAGCATTTGCTCCGCAAACTTCGTGAGAGACAAGCGGATCTCAAGGAGTCACTCGCTACAGGTAGCGCACAAGATTTTGTTCAGTACCAACGTATAGTTGGTGAAATTTCAGGGTTAAATTTCGCTGAACAAGAGATAACAACCCTGCATGGAAATATGGAAGACTTAAATGACAGCTAAGAAAGTAGAGGAAAGAGTTTTAAATTTTGGTTCCGATACGCCTCAAGAACCAAAAGAAACTCTAACGCCTGAGAACATACAATCTCAGTTAGAAAAATTACCTATGCCTACAGGTTATAGGGTTTTGATTTTACCGTTCACTCCTCCCGAAACAACTAAAGGCGGCATCATGTTAGCTAAACAAACTCTTGATAAAGAGCGTATAGCTACCGTAGTAGGGTTAGTCGTTCGACTAGGCCCAGACGCATATTCCGACAAAGAAAAATTCCCAGAAGGTCCATGGTGTAAAGAAATGGATTGGGTAATTTTTGGTCGCTACGCAGGAGCTAGATTTAATATTCAAGGAGGCGATATGCGCCTTTTGAATGACGATGAAATCTTAGCTGTTGTTAATAAACCAGAAGACATTCTGCAATAAGGATAAGAAATGGCTGAATCACAAGAGTTCGAGTTAGAGCTACCAGAAGTAGAGGTTGATCCCCGAGAGGCTGATGTTATACAAGAGCCTCAACAAGATCAGGATTTTAGTGAGCAAGAACAAGAAGCTCAGCAAACACAAGAATCTGAATTAGACGATTACAGTGACGGTGTTAAAAAACGTATAGATAAATTAACTTATCGTATGCGAGAAGCTGAACGTCAGCGCGAAGAGGCAGTAAAACTTGCTAAACAAATGGCAGAACAAAATGCAGCTTTGCAAACTAAATTAAAATCTTCTGATAGTACATTAGTCAATGAGTACAACACTCGTGTAACTTCTCAGAAAGAACAAGCACGGAAGGCTCTAAAAGAAGCTCAAGAACTCGGTGATGCCGAAGCTATAGCTCTTGCTACTGAGGCAGTTGCGAAAACTTCTTTGGAAGAGCAGAATGTCCAAAGACTGATGAGTCGTCAAAAACAAGAAGCAGAGTCTCAACCTCAAGTTGAAAACCCTGTTGAACAACAACTTCAACCTGCTCCAATAGATTCAAGAACAGAAGAGTGGGCTGAGAAAAATAGTTGGTTTGGACAAGACGATGGGATGACCTATGCAGCTATGGGTATCCATCAAAAATTATTAAAGGAGGGGGTTGCTCCAAGCACGAAACATTACTTTGAAAGAGTAGATGCTGAAATGAGAGAACTTTTTCCAACCAGATTCGCCGATGAGACGAAGAACGTGCAATCTTCTGTTGCAGGAACTAGCCGTGGGGCTGCTCCTGCTAAGAAAGGAACACGCAGTGTAAAACTCACTCCATCGCAGATGGCAATAGCTAAACGCATTGGGGTGCCCTATGAAGAATACGCTAAGTATGTATAAGGAGATGAAATGACAGATCGTAACTCCAGGTCTGCTGAAACACGAGATAAGAAGACTCGCAAAAAAGTATGGCAACCACCTTCAATGTTGGACGCCCCTGATGCCTCTCCTGGATATCAACACAGGTGGGTACGTGCGGAAGTTAGAGGACACGATGACAGAGCGAATATGTCTAAACGTATTCGTGAAGGATTCGAACCAGTAAGAGCAGAAGATCATCCTGATTTCGATGCTCCTACAGTAGAAGACGGACGACACGCTGGCGTAATTGGAGTGGGAGGTCTTATACTCGCAAAGGTTCCTGAAGAGATCGTTGAACAACGTAATGCTTATTATGAAAATAAAACAGCAGAACAAATTCAAGGTGTCGATAATGACCTCATGCGAGAAAGTAATCCTAAAATGCCCCTCAAGAGAGGAGACATGGAAAGGAATACAAAAGTAGAGTTTGGAAGTCGGAATGCGCCTTCCAATTAATTTCATTCATCCATGATGAGGATATAAATTATGGCTAATACTGATGCCCCTAATGGGTTCACACCAGCCTACCACCTATACGGTGGAACGATTCGTCCTCAGAAGTTACGTATTGAGAGCGGTACTTCTGCTGCTATCTTCAGCGGAGACGTTGTAAATCTTTCTTCTGGGTACGTTATTCAAGGCACTGCGACAGGCACACCAGCAGGTGTTTTTGCTGGCTGTTTCTATACCGCAACAGATGGTACTCCTACTTATTCTACTTTCTTCCCTGCATCCACGGCTACGTTGGGTTCAGCAGATATAGAAGCGTATGTGTACACTGATCCAGGTATTGTTTACGAAGCTCAATTTACTGCTGGTACACCAGCTGTAAGTTTTATTGGTGCTAAGTACACAATTACGACCACGGCTGGAAGCACTAACAATGGAAGATCCAAAGAAGGTGTTACGGCTACCACCAGTAGCGGAATCGCGTTGTTGAACAGGTTCGTAGATTCTCCGAGCAATAGCATTGGTGCTAACGCTCGTGGATATTTCACGTTCCCAACCAACGTATTCGCTGTATAGTCTGAGGAGAGTAATTAATGGCTATTAATAGAGCGCAACTCGTAAAAGAGCTTGTTCCTGGCCTTCACGCACTCTTCGGGCTAGAGTACGAGCGATACCCAGCAGAGTATGAAGAAATCTTCGATACTGAAAGTTCTGAAAGGGCTTTCGAAGAAGAGGTCATGCTTACTGGTTTCGGTGAAGCACCTGTGAAATCTGAGGGATCTATGGTTACATATGATACCGCTCAGGAATCTTTCACGGCACGTTATTCACACGAAACTATCGCTTTGGCTTTCAGCTTGACTGAAGAGGCGATCGAAGATAATTTGTATGATACTTTGTCATCACGTTATACACGAGCACTTGCTCGTTCTATGATGACCACTAAAAACATTAAAGGAGCTAACATTTTAAACAATGCGTTTAGCTCTAGTTTTCTTGGTGGTGACGGCAAAGAATTGTGTGCAACTGATCACCCGACTGTTGGGAATGAGACGCAGAGGAACGAGCTTTCAACAGCTGCTGACCTTAACGAAACTTCCCTAGAGCAGTCACTGATTGATATCGCAGCTTTCGAAGATGAGCGTGGTCTAAAGATCAATGCTCAAGCTCGTAAGCTTATCATTCCTACCGCTCTGCAATTCGTTGCAGATCGTCTTTTGGAAACCCCAGGACGAACTGGTACGGCTGATAATGATATCAACGCTGTGCGCAACATGGGTATGGTCCCTGAAGGATACACGGTAAACCATTATCTAACGGATACCGATGCATTCTTCTTGAAGACTGATGTACCTAACGGACTGAAGCATTTCGTAAGAACCCCTGTGTCTACCAACATGGAAGGTGACTTCGAAACTGGTAACGTTCGATACAAAGCCAGAGAACGTTATAGTTTTGGCTTTAGTGATTGGAGAGCAATTTTTGGTTCTCCTGGTGCATAATAAGCACTGATAGAGGGGGGTTATCCCCCCTCTAACTTTCTGGGAGTAATTTAGCCCTAGCGACTGGCCCAGCAGACGCTTACGAAGACTCTAGGGCGAAACCTTTCGTAAGGAGGAAACGATGGCACAGACGACTTTCGCTGGCCCAATTAGATCACTTGCTGGTCTAATAAACGCAGGATTCAATGGTGCAGTAAGTTTAACTGCTGACACCTCAATAACGGTTGCTGCTCATGCGGGTAGACCGTTACTTTGTAATGATGCAGACGGTAAGTTTACGCTTCCTAGCATTGTAACAACAGAACCCACAGATAAAGGTGATCCAAATCAACTAGCAAATCTTGGTGCAAGTTTTACTTTTATAGTTGAAACAGCTGCTACTGATATGGACATCTTGACTGACGGCACAGATAAATTTGTTGGTGGAGTTTACATAGGTGTAAATGACGCAACTGGTAAAACCTTTATCTCAGGTGCTTCTAACGATGTAATTACTCTAAACGGTAGCACTAAAGGTGGTATCGCAGGAAGTATTATTAGAGTTACAGCAATAGCTAGTGCGAAATACGCAGTAGAAGGAATAGCTCTTGGTTCAGGCACTCTTGTTACTCCATTCGCTGACTCTTAATATAGGAGTAGATCAAAATGGCAGATGCAGTAACAACAACTACGATATCTGACGGAACTCATAAAGCTGTTATACAACTAACAAATCTTAGTGACGGTACTGGTGAAAGTGCCGTTACTAAAATAGATGTTAGTGGATTAGCTACTCGAGAGGACGGCACTGCTTGCAGTAGTGTGTTTATAGAAAAGGTAACGCATTCAATTATAGGCTTTACACAAGTACAGCTTTTATTTGATGCAACTACTGATACTATCGCTCTTGGGTTAGCTCAAGACAGTAATGGGCATATGGATTTTAGTCCATTTGGAGGACTGCAAAATACATCAGGGTCTGGTAAAACAGGCGATATAAACCTGACTACGATTGGAGCTTCTTCAAACGATAGTTATGTCATAGTTTTAGAACTGATTAAGAACTACGGTTAATGGCTACCTCAGGGACTAGAACGTTCGCTCTTGATGTAGATGAGGCGATTTTAGAGGCGTTTGAACTAGCAGGTCTTGAATATAGGACGGGCTATGATGCACGGGCTGCGAGAAGATCAATGAACGTTATGTTCGCAGATTGGTCTAATCGTGGAGTGCAAATGTGGGAAGTAGAAGAAGTCTCCCTTGACTTAGTTGAGGGGACTACTTCTTACACATTAAATGCTTTCGATATTGATATCTTAGATGCAGTTATAAGAAGAACGGTAGGTTCTACTCAAACTGATTTTGAAATAGACCGTATTGATAGAAATGAATATTTAAATATTCCGACTAAAAATACGAAAGCTAGACCAACTCAGTTTTACTTCGAAAAGACAACAACTCCTAAGCTTTATCTTTGGCCAGCTCCAGAGAACTCTACTGATAAATTTATTTCTTATCGTTGGAAAAGAATCCAGGATGTTACGGGTGCTACAGAAGATATAGATATCCCCAGTAGGTTTATGCCTTGTCTTACTTCTGGATTAGCTTTTTATTTAGCGATGAAAAGAAACCCCGATAAAGTACAAATCTTACAGCCAATGTATGAACAAAATTTGTTAAACGCTCTTAGATACGATGAAGATCGTACGTCTGTTCATATTGTTCCTAGAAGGACATATATGTAGTGGCTTACGCACTCGGTAAATATTCTTACGGTGTATGTGATAGGTGCGGG